TTTAACTGGTGGACGCAGAAGAAGAAATTGACATTTCTTAAAAATCTTGTATAAATAGAAACGAGGATGCTCATGTGAGGTCCTCGTTTTTTACTCGCTTTTTAAGGAGACAAATTATGGTTTACAACGGTTATAACTTTGGTATCGAAACGCTCATGGATTTCATCGACGAGCAAACCACAACTTTTCGTCGAGACAATTATCCCCCCTTCAATGTCATTCGACACAGCGCCGACGAAGCAACGATTGAGTATGCTCTTGCCGGATACAAGAAGGAACACATCGACATTCAAATCGTTCCCACCAAGCATGGTGTGAAAGCACTTACCATCAAGGGTGATCCAGATCGTGATCGCTGGGATGGTTCCGATGAAACGATCTATGAACATCGTGGATTGTCGTTCCGTCAATTCAAGCACTCTGTTCCCTTAGCAGAATATTGGGAAGTCACAGAAGCATCATTGGTCTTTCTGTGTCACAGGGAATCATTGATTCGGATTATGTTGAAGAAGTCTTTGTGCCGATGGTGAATAACACAAACAAAATGTTTTACATTTATCCCGGCGACCGCATCGCACAACTTGAACTTGTGCGTGAAATTGTTACTGATGTTTATGAAACCCAAGAAAGACCAGAGCAAAAGACCGACCGGGATGGTGGCTTTGGTAGCACGGGAACTTAACGTGTTTAAAAAAGTTTTGGTCACGGGTGGAAGTGGTCTTGTCGGATCACATATTGAGTCTGATTACAAACCCTCAAGCAAAGAGTTGAATCTTCTTTGCGGAGAGGACATCTGTGATTACATCACGGAGAACAACATCGATTCGATCATCCATTGTGCCGCAAAGGTAGGTGGTATCAAGGCAAACTCAGAACATCTCGGTGAGTTCTTTTACGAGAACACGATGATAAACATGAATGTCTTGGAGGCAGCAAGAAAAACAGGAGTGAAAAAAGTAGTTTCATTCTTGTCAACTTGTGTCTTTCCCGACAAGGCTACTTACCCGTTGACCACGGATCAGATTCACGAAGGTGAACCACACCAATCAAATTATGCCTACGCATATTCAAAACGAATGGTGGAGGTTCAGAGTCGTGCCTATCGAGATCAATACGGCTGCAACTTTGTCACGATCATTCCTTGCAACATTTATGGCAAGCACGATAACTTCAACTTAGAATCTGGACATGTGATTCCGTCACTGATTCATAAGTGCTACCTTGCAAAACAAAACGATACACCATTTGAGGTGTGGGGAACTGGTCGTGCCTATCGTGAATTTATTTACGCAAAAGATGTAGGGAAACTTGCAGCATGGACTTTGGAAAACTATGATGATTCCGAGCCACTGATTCTCTCTCCTGATGAGGAAGTGTCAATCGCAGTGATCGCACAAGAGATCGCATACAGGATGGGATTTAACGGAACGATTTTTTACAATCAAAAATTAGATGGGCAGTTGCGAAAACCATCAGACAATAGTAAAATGAAAAAGTTGATCGGTGATTTTAGATTCACCCCAATCGAGAAAGGTCTTGAGGAAAGCATCGACTGGTTCGTTGAAAATTATGAAAGGGCAAGAAAATGAGTAAAATTATTGATGGAAAAGTTGGAGGAGAACTCTGGAGAAGAGAAAGAGGGTTGCAAAAGACGGCTCTGATTACAGGTATCAACGGACAAGATGGTTCTTACCTTGCGGAGTTTCTTCTGCAAAAAGGATACGAAGTCCACGGCATTCTGAAAAGAAACTCGGTGGCAGAAAACCAAACCGCAAGACTCGATAATGTCTTTGATAGACTGCACTTGCACTATGGTGATCTGAATGATCTGTCCTCTCTCATCTCAGTCTTGCAAAATGTAAACCCAGATGAAATCTACAACCTAGCGGCACAATCGCATGTGCGAATCAGTTTCGATATGCCGATCTATACCGCTGCTACCACAGGTCTTGGTGTTCTCAATGTTTTTGAGGCATGTCGTTTGATCTGTCCAGAGGCAAAAGTTTACCAAGCATCCTCATCCGAAATGTTCGGAAACTCTATCGACGATGATGGCTTCCAAAGAGAAACCACACCGATGACACCCGTGAGTCCGTATGGTTGTGCAAAAGTTTTTGCATATAACATCGCAAGAAACTATCGCAATTCATACAACATGTTTATCTCAAACGGTATTTTGTTCAACCACGAATCACCAAGACGGGGTTCCAATTTTGTGACGAGTAAAATTGTCAAGGGTGCAGTTGCTATTAAAGAGGGAAGACAAAAATATCTTAGTCTTGGAAACCTGAATGCAACTAGAGACTGGGGACATGCGAAAGATTATGTAAAAGCGATGTGGATGATGTTGCAACAAGAAACGCCTGACGATTTTGTGTGTTCGACGGGAGTATCACATTCTGTCCGTGATTGTGTTCAATATGTTTTTAATCAATTGGACTTAGACTTTAGTGAGCATGTGAAAGTCGATCCCAAATATTTTAGACCAGAGGAACTGACTGATCTAAAAGGTGATTCAACTAAACTCAGAACGCAACTTGGCTGGACTCCTGATTACACGTTTGAAACTTTGCTTAACGAAATGATTGAGCATGAATATACTGATTCATACGCTGATGTTCCATATGATGTAACGAGATAAAGGATTAAAATATGACACGAGATGAATTGCTTGCCTCACATGAAAAACTTTGTGGTGAGGCACGAGACTTGATGAAACTGAAAAATAGAGATTATGCCGGAAACGATGGACTGGAGCCATTTGCAAACTTTACCAGAGTGGAAGCCATGGGTATCTGTAGCACCGAACAAGGTATGGTTGTTCGTGTGATTGACAAGATTTCTCGCTTGAGTTCTTTCATCGAATCTGGTAAAATGAACCTTGAAAATGAGTCGTTCCATGACTCATGTATTGATATTATTAATTACATGGTTTTGTTGTCCGCATACGTCGGTGAGAAGGAATCGAATGAGTGACTTTTATACTTGTGTTACGGTGAAGGGTAGAAATGTTCTTTATCGTGGCATTGAAAACGGAAAGCGTGTCAAGAAGAAGATTGAGTTCTATCCCACGCTGTTCGTTACAAGTCAAAAGAAAACACAGTATCAAACCCTAGACGGTGAGCATGTTGAGCCAGTGAAGCCGGGTGACATGTATGAGGCCAGAGCGTTTGTCAACAAGTATGATGACGTTTCTGGTTTCAACGTCTATGGGAACATGGACTTCGCATATCAGTTTATTGGTGAACAACACTTCGGTGCGGACGTTGACTATGATCCGAGTAAGATCGTGATTGCCAACTTCGATATCGAAACGACTTGTGACAACGGGTTCCCGAACCCAGACAATCCCGAAGAAGCGATCATCGCAATCACTGTTCAAGTCGGTGATGAGATTCGTGTGTTTGGTTTGGGTGAGTATTCTATTCCCGAACACACATGCACCAAGTATGATGACGAAGCACAACTGCTTCTCGACTTCCTTGACTATTGGGAGCAAAAAGATCCTGACATTATGACAGGTTGGAACATTACCTTTTTTGATATTCCTTATCTTTATTGCCGGATGCGACACTTACTTGGCACAAAACAAGCGAATCGTTTGTCTCCGTGGAAGCAAGTGAACGAGCGTCCCATCACCATTCAGGGACGGACAAGAACAATGTATGATATCACAGGTGTTGCTAACTTTGATTACCTTGATCTTTACAAAAAGTTCACCTATGTGAACCAAGCGTCTTACAAGTTGGATCATATTGCGTTTGTTGAACTCGGTGAACAGAAGATTTCATATGAAGAGTATGGCAGCATCGCTGACTTCTATCGCAAAGACTTTCAGAAGTTTATGGAATACAATGTCAAAGATACTTTGTTGGTGACAGGACTCGAAGATAAACTTCGACTCATCGAACTTGCACTCGCACTTGCCTATTCAGCGAAGGTGAACTTCATGGATGTGTTCTCTCAAGTCCGAACTTGGGATCAGATCATCTATCATTACCTTGCGGAACGAAACATCGTCATCCCATCCAAGAAGGGAACGAAGAAGAACGCACAATACGCTGGTGCTTATGTGAAAGAGCCAATCGTTGGTAAACACGAATGGATCGTTTCGTTTGACTTGAACAGTCTATATCCGC